CATAAAAAGGTTGAAGGCACGGTTAAAACCGCTTTAAAGCAATGACCGAAATGATTTAAAGACATATCACGTCTTTAAGCCGTCTCATCAATGTAGATGGTTTCAACCCTGGTTGAAGGATTTGATAATGGAATCAATTGTGTGTGGAGGGGAGGCAGTCGTGAAAGTCATTTTGGAGGACCTCATCAAAATATTTTTGCTTCCAAATTTCGCATTCTCTGGTTTTTTTTTCGAGTTCGACCCTGGCTTCCTGGAGACGTTTGTGAAGATCGATCTTGTTCTGATCGTGTTGATACAATGCGTGGCGCTGAGACAAGAAGTGTCTGCGAAAAGTGGCGTGGGAAGTATAAGTCTTTCCGGGATTGCACTTGCACTCCAGCACCTCCTGGATATCCATCTTTTCAAATCAGAGCGATTACCCATAACTTCATTTTTCTATTGGATGATGCCGATAAAAGTATCGACGGAAGCTGCGGAACATCTTCCAGGTGATGGTCGGTTTGGAGGTCGACCACGTCATGTCTGTCTTGAAGAGGCGTCTGGTATCACGATCAAAGAATCGGAGGATCGCCTCCCCCTCTTGTCTTGACGAGACAATGATAGCAAACACGGTCTGGGACAGGCCGAATCGTCCCTCCATATCGAGGAAGGGGGGGTTCCACCCGCCCAATCCATTGAAGATGACCTTTGGGACGCCGAAGCCGCCCGCCTGCAGGGGCTGGTCCGTGTAGACGAGGACAAGCGAGCCGTCCTTGTGGATGGCATGCACAATCGGATGCCTGAAGATGTGGGATCGTTGGGGGCGGATACGATCCTTCCTGCTGCTGGTATGATAGGCCGTCGTATTCATCACCCTCACGCGCTCGCAGTCCGTGCACAAGATCTTCTGCCAGCATGCCAGATTGGCGTTGGGGAGGTACGGCCACTCGGACAGACGGATCTTCATCCGATCACCCGCTGTGGTCTCGACCCTGGTCTGATGTCGACGAGACGGCTTCCAGCTCCTGACGACGACAAGATCGATCTGGATCGAGACGTGATTGTCAAACATCTCGCTGGCGTCCTTGTGCGACAGCATGTGGACATGGAGGGTCTTGTTCCGTCTTGTGAGGAGATCCCACAGCCCGACGGTCCGGCTCTTGTCATCGGACGGCTTCCGCCACCCGGGCGGGAGAACCATCCCGAGGAAGCCGCCGGGTTCGATCCAATCCTCGAGTGATCGATACACGAAGAGGGGCCACAGCGAATCCCCACCGTTCTTTGGAGCGTCCTTCATCTGGGGCTTTTCGAACGGCGGGTTCCCCACAATGACCCTGAACCCGTCCGGGACGCCGAAATACTCCAAGAGACGATCCTCGGCGACCGTGTCCCCGTGGTAGACGTGGAGATCCCGCCCAAAAATCCTGCGGAGCCATCCGATATTGATGGGATTGATCTCGGCGGCAAACAGCATCTTCCCAATAATATGGCGCTGGCGCTCGTCATCATCGGGGATGGTTGCCGCCAGGGAGGTCATCAGGCGCTGATAGATGATGACGAGGAATCCGCCCATGCCGGCGGACGGGTCCAGGAATGTCGATGCGGGATCGGTCCACACGTCAGCGGGGATGCGATCGAGGATCATGTCGACAATGGCAAAGGGCGTAAACACTTCGCCCAGGTTCTTGCGCTCAAAGTGGCGGGGCACGAGGTGATCACGATAAATCTCGAGCACGTCGGACAGCCGCTTCTTGCGTATCAGAAAAGACATGTAGGATGTGATCTTGGAATATGCCGATATTTTAAAATCTCGGAACGAGATCTCGATGCGGCGGAACAGGTTCTCCGGATGACGAATGCGGAAGCGCTTCGTTATCTTATCCACAATGGCGTTGTATGCGTCTATAGTGTCCGGTCGGAAGAAGAGGAACCAAGAGATGATGCTCATGATGCTGGATGCCGTGAACCCCAGCAGGGGCTGGCGTTGCGGGTTGAGGAGTCGGGATCGCCAGGCATCGTAGAACAATTGCATCAGGTCATGGGTCGCCGGAGAATTCATGATATGCTTCTCCAGCTCATATTTGAGGCGCAGGAAGGTTTCACGCTGAGACAAGTCCATATCTGTTCACACACGTACCAATGATCGTTAGCACAAGCATACCCACCCACCACCCACGAATCATCATAAGCATCATTTTTGGGGGCATCAGGGTTGAAACCAAATTGAGGCCGGCTTAAGAAGACGATCTTGTTCTTAAGCCGTAGTAAAATTTGACGGGGGTTGGTTTCAACCCTGATCATAAGAGTGCCAACAAGATCATGAACCGCATCTGTGTGGGTGCTGCCTTCTGAAGAGTATCTGCGGCGGATCTTTCTTTCAATGCCTTTACGACGTCGACACGACCATTCATTTCAGCCATCATGAGCGCTGTCCGTCCGTTTGTATCGACCGCACTGACCATCTCAGAAGGGCATTTTTGGGAATCAAGGAATGCTCTTACAACGTCGACACGACCATTTCTTGCAGCCATCATGAGCGCTGTCCTCCCGTTTGTATCGACCGCACTGATCGCCTCAGAAGGGCATTTTTGGGAAGCGAGGAATTCTCTTACAACGTCGACACGACCATCTATTGCAGCCAGCATGAGCGCTGTCCACCCGTTTGTATCGACCGCACTGACCATCTCAGTAGTGCATTTTTGGGAAGCGAGCAATTCTCTTACGACCTCGACATGACCATCTATTGCAGCCAGCATGAGCGCTGTCCACCCGTCTGTATCGACCGCAGTGACCATCTCAGTAGTGCATTTTTTGGAAGCGAGCAATTCTCTTACGACCTCGACATTATTATGTATTGCAGCCAGCATGAGCGCTGTCCTCCTGTCTGTATCGACCGCAGTGACCATCTCAGTAGTGCATTTTTTGGAAGCGAGCAATTCTCTGACGACCTCGACATTATTATGTATTGCAGCCATCATGAGCGCTGTCCTCCTGTCTGTATCGACCGCACTGACCATCTCAGTAGTGCATTTTTGGGAATCAAGGAATGCTCTGACGACATGGGCATGACCATCTCTTGCAGCCATCATGAGCGCTGTCCTCCCGTTTGTATCGACCGCACTGATCACTCCAGCAGTGCACTTTTCGGAAGCGAGGAATTCTCTTACGATCTCTATATACCCCTCCATCGCAGCCAGCATGAGCAGTGTTGAATTGGTATAATTATAACGGACATTGAGCATCTCAATTGTCAAGTCCGGTGAGTTAAGGAATGCTTTCACCCCGTCAATATCGTTTGAATTTACACTTGACTGTATATCCATGATGGCAAAATACTTTTTTTCTAAAATAAATTAAATAAAATTATTGATCAGCAGGGTTGGAACCACTTTAAAGCAATGACCGAAATGATTTAAAGACATATCACGTCTTTAAGCCATCTCATCAATAATGTGTAGATGGTTTCAACCCTGTTCTGAATTCAATCCAATTCCATTCACCTCTTAAATATCCCATTATAAATGAGTCAAGAGGATAACATATTGTTAAGGTAGGATCAAAAAGAGTGATTGAAGAAATAAATTAAAATGAATTTTGATGACTTTATGAGAGCGTCAACAACAGGGTTGAAACCAACCCCCATCAAACCTTAATACGGCTTAAGAACAACATCGTCTTCTTAAGCCGGGCTAAAGTTGGTTTCAACCACTTAAGGATTCATCTAATCCTTAAGGCGATCCGATGAAATCCAAAGTGAAGTCGTGCAGGGTTCGATCATATCTGATTATTGTGTTATATCATTAACTATATCATTAACTATATCATTAACTATAACATCAAGAACAATATTATCGCAAAGAATGGCATTGGCGTTGTCTTATTCCGATCAACGAATGCTTGGACAACTTCTGGATGATTATTTTCAGTTGCCAATTGGAACGCGGTCTTCCCATAAATATCACGAGCATTGATTAAAGCGTCCGTGCACTTTTCCGAATCGAGGAAATCTATGACGACTTGGACAAAACCATTCTTGGCGGCAAACATGAGCGCGGTCTTGCGGTAAATATAACTCTGGGCGTTGATGACCAGGGTTGAAACCAACTTTAGGCCGGCTTAAGAAGACGATCTTGTTCTTAAGCCGTATTAAAGTTTGATGGGAGGTTGGTTTCAACCCTGTTGATGACATCTTCAGTGCACTTGTCCGAATCGAGGAAATCTCTGACGACTTGGACAAAACCATTCCCAGCAGCCAACATGAGAGCAGTTAACCCCAATGTATCCATTATATTGATATCAATGACTGGCGATGTGAGGAGTTGTCTGACAACCTCGACTTGATTGTGTCGAGTGGCGACTGTGAGCGGCGTACTCCGTCTTGTATAAGGCACTCCATCTCGACGTGTAATGACGTTGTTTATATTCTGTGCAGTTTTACCAATATCAGATTTGAGAAAAGCTTTAACCACTTCGGTGCGTCCGTTCTTAGCAGCCAACATGAGCGCCGTCTCTTGATCATGAGCCCTCTTGCCCACATCAATGCCTGGCGATTGAAGGAGTTTTTGGACAATATTAACATACCCCTTCTCAGCGGCCAGCATGAGTGCTGTCTTAAAATTAGTATTCTTGTGATTAATGTCAACCTCCTTCTTGGAATCAAGGAGAGCATTGACAATGTCGTCATACCCCTTCTCAGCGGCCAGCATGAGCGCCGTATCCCCATTGACATTATATAAGGTCGCATCGGTATATGGCGAAGCAAGGAGTTTTTGGACAATATTGATATTGTTAGCATCGACGGCCAGCATGAGCGCCGTCTTGTACTCAGCTTCCCCGTTTGGTATATTAATTTGATAAGCATCTAATTTTGATGAATCAAGGAGAGCGTTAACGACATGGCCAAACCCCGCCTTGACTGCCAACATGAGCGCCGTATCTCCATCTCCATTCTCGGTCGAAATAACGACGGCATTACATTTATCCGATTTTAGGAGTTCTGCAACGATATTGTCAAAGCCCCTATCAGCTGCCAACATGAGTGCCGTATTCCCTCGAGCATCCCGCTCGTGCACATTGATGTATTTCGATCTTAGGAGCTCTCTTACAACATCGGTATGGTTATTGATAGCGGCGAGCATGAGTGCAGATAACCCCGTATCAGGGTTGGAACCGCTTTAAAGCAATGACCGAAATGACTTAAAGACATATCACGTCTTTAAGCCGTCTCATCAATAATCTGCAGATGGTTTCAACCCTGCCCCGTATCATTTCGAGCATTGAGTGAGTCACGAGAACCCTGGGGACCGACGGGTCCAACTCCGCCCATCTGATGCTCGCCTGCTCGCTGTAGTTTATCCTGGTGTCCCATCTGCTTGTCTAATGGTTCACCCTGAGGCTTCATCTTTGGTGATTCAAGGAATGTTCTGACGACATGATCATGGCCATACGCAGCAGCGAGCATAAAAGCCGTATTTCCATCATCATGATGTGCATCGATGACAGCATCAGTGCACTTGTCCGACGCAAGAATGGCTTGAACACTATCGGCATTGTTCTTCTGAACGGCCAGCATGAGTGCGTTAGACATGCTCAGGCTTTTTTAAACTCCAAATTTTTTTATGTGGTCTGCTCATTACAGGCATGGGGGTATAAGGGAACGCTTCATGCAGGTAATGTGAATGTCCCTGGTTTTTGTGAAGCGCGGGATCTCGGTCGGGATGATCATGGCCGTCTCGTTGTCATGGGTCATGTCGAACATGATGATGCCCGAATACAATAACGGCTCGTCGATCCCCTCCAGCCGGAACGCGATCTGACCATGAAAAGTCGGGAAGGACGACCCGATGAACGCCCACGGCCGGAGCAGCGCGTCAATCACTCCGTCATTATCAATGATGAAGAGCGTGCCAATCCCCCCATTCCTGATAAAGATATGATCCGTCCGTTTCACCCTGATTATCATTTAAGATCTGTCGAGAGAATAATAAAAAAAGCGCAATGCTGTTTATCGGAATAATCATGATGATGCTCGTTGGGCGCATATCGTCCTTCTGCTCGACGCACGAGGATTTTGCGGTGGAGGATTGGGGGACACAGATCGGGGGGAGGTGGCTCCAGCCGGCGGTTACACACTACACGACCGAATCGATCCAGCTGGATCTCAGCTGCGTGGAGTATAACGTTAACGCATCGGCGACATCGATATCGATCCATCAGACCGCGCATATCCACGGCAATTCCAGCAGGATCGACCACCACAGGTTCGTGCTGACGAACCGGACGGATAGCAGGGGTCAGTGGGTGTTTTCGACATCGGACGGGCGGCTCCCGAAGAAGTGGCGACTGCGGTGTGTCCTCCCGGGTGCGCTGATATGGACGGGAGAGGAGAACACGTATGGGTTCATATGGGCGCGGGATGGGGACGAGTATGAGAAGAAGTACGCCAGGCCGATCAGGCAGTACTTTGACGATATCGGCTACTCGTCAAAATTCCAGAAGCTGACGGACTCGCCGTGTAAAAGCGCGCGAGATTCTCCTTCGCGGACGCCGCATAATTCAGAGGACCCTTCTCCATGACGGATCGGCATGCGGATGAACCCCACTCGGTATCCCCGACGTGGTAGGCGACAAGGGACGCCTCGTGGTGGAGGAGGAACCGGTACACGGCGGGTTCTACAAACAGCTTTGATGTCGGATCCGGTTCGGGAATATCCAGGGCGCGCCGGATGACCATCGCCGCCGCATAATACCGACGCATACCTCTCAGCATGACGGCGGCCCGGATCATGGCCTCGGACCGGTGCGGCGACCACCTGGTGGCCTCCTCAAGGTATGTCCGGAGCGCCAGATCGGTCTCTCCGAGCTTCTCGTGGCACTCGCCCTTGTACAGGCACGCCATGTAGCACTCCTCCGTCCACCCCTGCTTGGCGAGACCCAGCCTCTTGTCGTACACCCTGATCGCATCGGCATGCCTGCCGGCGTTCTTGAGCGAATTGCCGAGGTAGAAGACGGCCCTCGGATTGTCGGGGTTGTCTCTGAGTTCATCGGTGAGGAGGCGGATGTCCCTCTCGAACTTGTCGGCCTTGCACCCGCCGTCGCCCTTGTCGGTAATGACGCACTCGGTCGTGGGCATCGCCGTTATACCGTCGGGGAGGCTGTAATACTCGTGCGTGGAGCCCACACAGACCACGTCCAGATCGGCGCGGACCAGCCGGACATTGGCATAGCTGATTGTGGGCGTCGTCTGCAGGACGGTCATGACCGGGTGGATCAGCAGCCGCGATGCCCAATTCTCGTCGTGTCCTTCCGCAGAAAAGAGCATGTCGGCATCCAGGAGGAGGAACCACGTCGTCGTCAGATCGACCCCCTCCTCCGAGAGCCACGCCCTCGCCATCCTCATGGCGTTGGTCCGGTTGACCCCAAAGTTCTTCCAGACGTCGTGGAGGACCACCCCGCTCCTCAGCCCGGTCATCCCAGCAAGAGCCTTCTCCGCGACGGCAACGGTATCGTCCGTCGAGCCGGTATCGATGATGCACGCGTATTGTATAAGACCATCGAGAGAACCCAGGAATCGATCCATGATTTCTGCTTCATTCCTTACGATGCAGTTCAGGCACAGCGACATTTTCTTCCTGGATTCTGAATCCTTAGACGCGCAGGTGGTGGTGTCGGATGGAAGCGACAATCATGACAGCGATAATCATGATTGTCGAGATGACAATGACGGGGTATCGATACATCATGACGGCGATTGTCAGGATGTTGACCATGATGGAGATAACGATGACTGGTGTCGTGATGATGGCGAATATCGGCGGCAGGACGACGGGTTCCTCATCGTAATCGGGCTCCGAGTCCTGCTGTTCCTCATCTTCTTCCCGCATGAACCAGGGCTCATGATCAATCTCCTTTGCAAAGGGCGGCATCCTGTCAGATGATAGAAATCAGTCGTTAGTGAAGCGTATAATAATCGTGTCATAATCGCATAATCAAGCACATCAGTTTTTAGTGTCTTGACATGATCTGTTGGATGGTCTGCACCTTTGGAGCGATGAGTGAACTGTATGTTGCTCGTTTCTTCCTGATCTCGACAGGCATGCATATCAGGTGTTCCTCTGGAAAATCTTGTCCGAATAACATTCGCACCATGGTCAGGAAGCTGCTGAAATGAGCGGCCTGCTCTGCCCTTTCATCATATTTATCTGTGCAGTAATCATTGTTCGTTATAACATAATACTCGAGTTTCGCACCATACATTTGTCTTAATTCATTGATTAACTTCATTAATAGGCCCCACCTCGTTTTGCCGCCCATAAGAAATGACATGTACACGTGAGCAAAGTTCTTATAGAAGGCTGCGGTGAAGGGAGACATATCGCATCCTTCGCATCGAGAAAGCGTCCTATCCCAGTCAAAGAATAAGAGCATCTTGGAGCAGGAATCCTTATGATCGGCTGTCCATTGTCTGATCGTGTCCAGATGCTGTTCCTCGATCCCAGGACCGATCTCTGACTTGCTGAATTTGAAAAACTTCTTATCGTGAAGGGATTCTCGATGTTCATCTTCTCCAATGAACTCATCCTTCTGGACCAATGAATCGTACAGGTCGGAATCCCTTTGGCCGGTGCGTTTTACTCCTTCTGAATTATTCGGGATGAGTAGGCATTCCAGGTTTGGAACTCGGTTGCAACCTCTAAAATTATATTCCTCATTGTCAAGGAATAACGCGCATACCTTCGAATTACCTCCAGCCGCTGTTGGCGCGGCACGTTGTTGTTTTTGCTTCGTGGAGTTTCGTGCTTCTATCGAAGATCCTTTCATAGCTTGAACAGGCTGTCGCTGCTGCTGTTGCTGCTTCCGTATTTGCTGTTGGTAGTATTTGTTCAGTTCCGGCCTCATCACCTGTATCCACTGAGGGGGTAAATAATCCGTAAAAAACTGGTCAACATTATCTTTTTCATAAGTCATGTACAGCGCCCTTATCCAATCCCCAATCATGTTGTGCCTGCTCATAAAATCAAAAGACTGCCGAGACAATTCCAATCCGGCCGTGTAGGCAATGGCATCAGCAATGTTTTTTCTGCAGGACTCAATCTTACCTTCAGGTATCTTTTGTATTATGGCAAACAATTGATCTATCGTCATCTGATCCTTAAAATCAGAATCAATATGCATACCCTGTAAATCGCAGAGGATGGAAGGATTCTTCTGCAGTAATTGATGGAGTGCCTTGAAGCCCTTGACAAAGTTGATGACATGCATGTTGGACGAGAATTCAGGGTGTTTGGACAGTAGATCAATCATCATCCTGCGAAAGAGCCCGATACTGTTCTCATCCAATTTTTTGTCTTTTGAAAGCTTACTTAATGCCTTGGCAGTTTCTTCAATCAACTCTAAGTCGTTGACCTCATCCTTCTTCAACCGTTTAATCTGATCAGGTGTGAGTTTGCTCTTCAGATTCGTATCAATCGCTGAATTTAATTTCTGTTTGAACTTATGCTGTTGCGGATTGATAGATGGGGTCGGAATATAACGATGAAGCTGCTGCGGGTTCTGCCACGAAGTAGAGCCGTGCGAACCCGATGATGAGGTAGAGCCGTGCTGCCGCCAAGATGATGCGGTCGAACCGGTAGGAGATGGCTGAGTCTGCTTCCGACGTTGGAAATTTTGTAATTGGTTCGTCACACAATCCTCTGCTCGATTTGTCATCAATGGCAGAATCCACTTCTTCTTCAGGTACTCGTTAAACCCCTTGATGCTGACTGTCCCACTCTGATTCTGTTTTTGATAATTCTGGAGTTCCGTGACGAGCCTGGCGCGCCTGCCCGACAAGAGCCACTTCCAGATGTCCCAATCACCGTTATCAAGACAGCTGCGGATTTTTTTTCGGTCCAGCTTATATGGTTGTTGATTTGATGCCATTTTATTTAACAAAGTAAGAGTTTTTTGTTGAAAAAAAAAAAGATGGCATAAGTCAATAAACGAACGGCTAAGATGGGCAAGACTGACGCTTGTCCCAAGAATAAGTTCTGGAAGATGCTCGGGAATGCCATCCTGTTGGCGAGCATCCAGGCATCCATAGGCTCGGTCGAGATGTCGAGCAAGTTTTCGGTGGTGAATTTTTCAAAGGACCAGGAGACCCTTCAGGCCGCAGCGGACGCGCTGACCGGCTACCTCCTGATCGCCGCCGTGTGGACGATCGGCAGCGCCATGATCTCCTACGGCCAGTACTCGTGGGTGGGCCTGGCAACGAGTGTCATTGCCAATTTTGTGCTCGTGGGATGGATCTACTTCAGCTACCTCCACAGCTTCAACGTCGCCCGCAAAAAATACGGCCTCCAATTCCCCCGCGTCTGGCCGATGCGATGGTCCATCGGCATCGATGGCGGCTCCTATGAACCCGAAAACTAAGGGCCCCTCGGATTAAACCGACTCCGCTCCAAGATTCATCTAATCCTCGTTCGAAGACAGGTTTAAGGACTCGGAGATCCGAGTAAGCCCGTTGATCAACGAGCAGGGTTGATAAACCAACTTTAGGCCGGCTTAAGAAAGCGATGTTGTTCTTAAGCCGTATTAAGGTTTGATGGGGGTTGGTTTCAATTACGATCCGGTGCTTGTTCAGGTCGTCTTTGGGAACGAGGCAGTCAGACGATGGAACAACGACGATGCTCTCGATCGGATCTCGTCGTCCTTGATATGAAGAGCCACATAGGCAAGATTCCCGAGACCGGTCGCAGACACCCTCGTTCCAACAGGGGCGTCCACGAGCTGTCCCCTGAAGAAGTCCGTGTCCCCGGTGCGGACTTTAACAAAAGTAACCGCATCGACAAACTCCGACAGTGATTCCATAGATAAGTCCCTCGGAACCATGTTCTGCAGTTCCTGGATCGAGAACCGCAGCCCATTGCTGTCATACCCATGATCCCGCGCAATCTGACGCTCCCCTTCTGTCAGGACCCTCTCCATATCTATCTTGATAATGAACAATTCGTTCACTTAGATCAGCTGACGATGCCTTCCTTGAAGTCGTGGACGAATCGGATAATGTCGTCCACGAGATTGGGGATGATGATGGGGCCCCCGTCAATGTCGGCGACGATCGTGTGCTGTTCTTCCTTGGTGGTGGTGATGGCGTATCGGAAGATGGGTCCGTCGGCAAAGACGGCTGCGTTCTCGCCCATGCAGACGGACTCGGCGTCAAGGAATCGGTGGACAATGTCCCGCACATGATCGGGCATGGGGGACCCGATCCTGAACGCCGTGCCGCGATCCTGGTCGTCCCACACGAGCAGCGTCGGATCGGACACACCGAGTTCGGCCATGACCGAGTCCAGGCGTCGCTGCGGGTACTCGAACGTATCGCGCAGGTTGAAGAGGATGGTTGTGCGGACGGGCTTGCGCTGCGACATGATCTCGGGGAAGAACTGTGCGAATGCGCTGATCCCTTCCAACCTCACGGCCTCCCGGACATCGGACTCGATCATGGTCATGACATGGCGTCTGTCATCCTCAGACAATAGATACACTTCTGGGAAGCAGATGGAGGCAGGCGAGCACCCGAGGGCCGATGGCAGCACATGTCCGCATCGGAGACGAGCACTTGCGATCCGCCTCTCGGAGAATGCATAGGTGGATGGGTCGAGCCACATGCGCGCACGGTGGAGACACGCCCAGTAGTCTCGGAGGGTGGCGTCGGGCCGGAAGCACCCGCTGGTCTCAATGTCCTCCGCCAGTCCCTTCGAGTCCCACTGGTAGGCCGGGTCGAGGACGTTCGGCAGGAGTGATACCAGGGTGCCCACCGCCCGCCTCCGTATACCCCCGATAAAGTCTTCTGAGAATGTGTGAATGGGCTTATCGCCGAGCCGATCCTGTTCGATCGACAGGAGGCGGGGCGAAATGCCCCGATCGACGCATGCCCTGATCTTGGATCGTAGGGATCGCCACTGGGAGAAGCGTTCGATCTTTTGGGACGCGTCGAGGGTGTAGATGGCATAGGCCTTCTTGTTGGGGAGTCGGAGGAGGTCGTCCTCGCCCCACACACCATTGAGACGACCCTCCTCACCGATGACGACCGCAAAAAAGTCGTCGTTGGGGCTGAACAGGTTGGCGACCCTGGTCCCATAGAAAGGGTCGATGAGGGAGGGTGAGCCGTCCTCGCCGATCGCGGAGATGAGGATATCGATGACGGTTTTTTCGTGGATCCAGGGCATTGTCCGGATGAGGATCTCAATGTGCTTGGATGGGATGTGCGGTTGTATGTAATTGCGGTCGGGGATCTTGGTCCTGGTGGGCTGGGCCTTCTTCTTGTCGGGGGCAATGACGGGGATGGCGGGCATAATGTCCAGGACGATGGATCTGTGGGTCTCGAAGGATGTCGGGTTCGGGTAGAATGGCAGAGTCCTGATGAACCGGCGCCAGTCCTCCGGCTTCTGGAGCCTCCTGAGCACGAGGGGATCCAGCAGACCCGACAACCGGGCGGTATCCCCCGCCTCAACGGCCGACCGGATGCGATCCAACAAGACTCTGCGGATGAAGCGAGAGACGTCGCTTCTGGGCGAGGGCCAGAAGGAGGCTTGGCGGATAAAGGCGCGGAGGTCATCGATCGTGAGGTCGAGACCGGAGTCCCTGATCTCGAACAAGGACTCGAGGCACTGGAACTCGGGCCTGTTATCGACCAGGCGTGTGATGATCCGCCGCATATCATCGACGGTGTCGACGGGTGGGATGCGCTTGAGGGCATCGAGCATCCTGAGATCGTTGATGGTCATGTCTCGCATGACATGATGGCGTATGGCGTCCATATGGTCCTGATCCTCAATGTCGTTCACGACATTGGTGAGGTCGTGGGAGGGATCGGAGGAGGATTCTTGGACGGGAAAGACGATGCCGGCGGCGTTGGGGTTCTCGAGGATGAATCCGAGGATCCGCTTCCAGGACTCGGGGTTGTCGGACTGTTCGATCCTGAGGATGGCCCTGTCGATGGGGTGGCGCTGAGCCCAGGCCCGGACGGCGAGCCGGGCATCCATGGAGACGCCATGGCGGGACACGGTATCGAGGAGGTTGCGGGCAAAGACGACGAGGTCATCGACCGTTCGGGGTGCTGTTGTCGCGGCGGCATCGGGGCTCGAGAGTGTCGGCCTGAGTGTAGGGCGCTTGAATTTCTTCATAATCTGGAAAAATGAATTTATAGTTTGCGGAAAAAAATATTAAAGTCAGTATTAAATTTTACGAATGGCATCCGAACCGGGACTTCTTGCCTTCCTGGCGCCACGACGGAATACGACCGCCGGCTGCACTCATGTATCACTGATGGCGCCGGCCGGCAAGTACGCCGTCGATATGGAGGACATTGATCAGTTTTGGGGTATTTACTGTTCTATCCACATGGACCAATTCCTGTGCTACGCCGAGTTGACCGGCACGACGCTCCCGGTCCTTGTGGATGTGGACATGTCATCAGAGGGAGATACCCGTCCGCTCCACAATGCGGGGGATGCCATCCTTCTCGCTACAATCTATCAAGAAACCCTGAGGGACCTGATCGGTCCGTCTCTCCCCGAGGAGAACCTGTTCTGTTATTACATGACCAAGGATCCGTACATGATGAGGAAGGCAGACGGGTCGGTAGTGGTCAAGCACGGGTTCCACCTGCACTTCCCGATGATCTTCCTTCCCCGGTTCGTCCAGGAGAATGAGCTGATACCGAGGGTGAAGCTCAACATGAAGAAGACCGATATCAGGCTATCGGACCACCTCATCGACAGGGGCTACTGCAGGGGTAGGACGACGCCGTGGCTCCTCTACGGGTGCCGGAAGGACATCTGCATGGAGCCGTATTTGGTGGACTCTGTCATTACGCCGTCGGGTCGGAGGGAGATGGAGTGGCGCCGTCCGCTGCTGGACTACCCCATCTGCACCGAGAAGGACTCTGTGAGGATCCCGATAACGCCCGAGAATATCGACTTTCACCTCCCCCGGATCTTTTCGACGCGACCGACCGGTCGTCCGACGTCGTTCGTGTTTGAGCCCAGGAGCGATCTGACGCCGGTCAGGGTGCTCACCGGAACCGTTATGAAGTCGGTGAATAAAAGTGATTCGATCAGGGAAATGGTCGACAATCATACGATGAGCAATACCAACGACTTGTGCAGGTCTCTGGTCGGGATGCTGAACGAATCGAGGTCGAGGGATAGGAATCAGTGGATCTATGTGGGGTGGATCCTCTACAACGTGTGCAACGGATCGGACGAGGGCCTTCAGATCTTTATCGAGTTCTCCAGGAGGTGCCCCGAGAAGTTCGATGAGCAGTCGTGCCGCTACGAATGGAACAGGATGGTCCGGAAGAACATGACGATGGGCACCCTGAAGCACCTCGCCAAGGAGGATTCGCCCAAGGAGTACTCCGACCTGGTCTCCCAGCAGGCCAGGGGATCTCTGGACAAGGCGATCCAGCTCAATGGGACGCACTTTGATATAGCGACGGTGTTGTTCCAGAAGTATGATCACGAGTTTACGTGCGCATCGATCCAGAATCGGGTGTGGTACCGGTTCTGCTCCCCGATATGGAAGAAGAGCGAGGACGGCGTCGAGCTGAGGGCGCGCATATCCGACGAGATTGTGGGCGACTACGATCGGATGGCGAGGGAGTGGCTGTCCAAGTCGGTCGAGTGCGCGGACGGCGACGAGGCCAAGAATCACCGGAAGAAGGTCGATCAGATCATGAAGCTCATCTCCAGGCTGAAGCAGGCGCCCTTCAAGGGCAACATCATGAGGGAGTGCATGGACATGTTCTATGACGCCGGCTTCAACTCCCGGCTCGACTCCGATCCCTACCTGATCGCCTTCTCCAACGGCGTCTTTGACGTGAGGGACCATGTCTTCAGGGCGGGCAGGCCGGACGACTACATCAGCCTCCAGATGCCGATACCCTACCGGACGGACCTGTCGATGGATCACCCCGAGGTCATGGTGGTGAGGGACTTTATCGAAAAGATCTTTCCGGACAAGAGCCTCCGGGACTACTTCCTCGATGTCAACTCCGAGGTCTTTATCGGAGGCAACAACCGCAAGATCGTCCAGCTGTGGAGCGGCGATGGCGACAACGGCAAGTCGGTGACACAGGCCCTCTTCGAGAAGATGCTCGGCCCCTACTCGATCAAGTTCCCCACCTCCCTCATCGTGGGCAAGCGCGCCCTCTCCAACTCGGCATGCCCCGAGCTGGTCCGAGCCGGGCACGGCGTGCGCATGGCGATGCTCCAGGAGCCCGATCAGAGGGATGTGATCAACATTGGCATCCTCAAGGAGCTGTCCGGGAACGACTCGTACTACGCCAGGGGCCTGTACCGCGAGGGCGAGGAGATCCAGCCGATGTTCAAGCTCGTCCTTGTCTGCAACGAACCGCCCAAGCTCGAATACAGCGATCGCGCAACATGGAATAGGATCCGCGTCCTCCCGTTCGAGGCGACCTTTACCGACGACGCGCCCGAGGACCCCAACGAGCAGCTCCTCCACAAAAAGTTCCCCAAGGACAAGCACTTTGCCGACAAGATCCCGTCCATGGCCGAGGCGTTCGCATGGTTCCTCCTGGACCACCTGCGCACACGCCCACCGAACCGGGAGGAGCCCCAGAAGGTCCTGATCGCCACCTCGAACTACCAGAAGAAGAACGACATGATGTCGCAGTTCATCGATGACTGCGTCGCCGAGACCGACCAGGCCTCCGTCGTCTCGATCGAACAGCTCTACCAAATCTTCCGCGAGTGGATCCGGGACAACATGCCCAACACCAAGGTCCCCGATCGGTACGAGCTCTGCAAATACCTCGAACGCAAATGGGGCGATCCCGTCAAGAACAAGGGATCCGCCATCTGGAAGGGCTTCCGCATCATGGCCTACATGGGCACCTCCACATCCACCACCGGACAGGTCCTCATCGGATCCGGCGCTCCCGAAATCCTCGACGATTAATTAACCCCACCGCCCCCTCTCACAAATTATTCGTTGACACTTAAGGATCTATCTAATCCTTAAGTCTCGTGCAGAATCAACAAGTTTTTAAGCAAAAAAAAAAATAGCAGAGGAATAAATGCCGCAGCAGCCCGTGTTCAGGAGGGTTTCGGGGAGGGAGAAGAAGAGGATGGTGGGTGGGACATCATCGGTCTTTGTCGTCAATATCGTCCTTTCGATCATCATCATTTCCATCATCGCTTTTCTGATATACCATTACTACTACACCCGATCATCGGAAAAGACTGCACCACAGGAGAGTATTGTGCAGCGCATCCCCGATAATGATAATCAGGACGCCGGTAGCGACATTGTCATGGCGGCATGCGCCATGAATGACAACTGCACCAGGGCCGTGTGCACCGACAAGCACCCGGAGCTGTCGACGACGTGCAGTCTGAATGACTGTCGGAGCACATTCTTCAACAATCCCGGGTCGTGCTTCGACAATGGGGTTGTCAACGCAAACGACTGCAGGAAGCGGTTCGGGAACGACCTGTTCACGGCCCAGGACTGCAGGGCCACGTACTTCAAGGATCCCAATTCGGTCTTCAACGCGTCCCTGGTGAACGCCAAGGACTGCAAGAAGCGCTTCGGCAACGATTTGTGCACATTCGGCGACTGCAGGACCGCCTACTTCAAGAACGCGGACTCGTGCTTCGACAGTGGGATCGTTAGCAGCAACGACTGCAGGAAGCGCTTCGGTAATGATCTGTGCACGCTCGATGACTGCAAGGCCGCCTACTTCAAGAACCCCGGTCTGGTGTTTGACAGTGGCGTTATAACGGTCGATGACTGCATCAACAAGGTCGGCATCAGGGGCTTCCTGGACAAATTCGGGGACGGGTTCGTGTTTGACGTCGTCCTCAGCGATCAGAAGTTCACCATCCGCTCCGACTTTATCGTGTTGGCCCATGTCATCACGTTCATGTCCACCGCCTCGTGCAACAACAAGAAGAAGAGCGACGGGTGCTACGTCAGGGACGGAACGACCATGGACGAGGACGTTACGGAAAAGATGCGCATCCTCCAGAGGCAGCAGCAGTACACGCAGACGCTGTCCGACAACTTTGTCCAGAACATCCGCAAGGAACCCAACGCCCCCCGGACCACCTTCATGACCAAGGTCCTGATCATCATCTACCACGACGACGGCAAAAAATGATATTCTCTGCTACAAACACAGTAATCCAGGACGAAACAACTAACTGATTTTTTTTTACGGGATGCAGATGCTTCTCCCCGAAGAGGTGTGGGCCGAGCACATCCGGTCGTTCCTATTGGCGCCCGATGTCCTGGCCATGGTCGATGCAGGCCTGGACCGTGTCCGAGACTGGGTCGGAATAAACAATCGGTGCGCTGACTTTATCGCCATGAATCATGCGATCGAGGACACCGACGAGGGTCAGGCCCTGAGGGCTCTGATCAGCTTCATCCGCATCAACCCGTCGATATCGTCCAAGCCGGAGTGTGCGCGCTTCCTGGGGGAGGTCATGGCGTGGGATCCTGTCAGGACCCCCCTGATACAGACGGTCGATGGGGCGGTGTCGGTGGAGTGCTACAGGCGCTGCGGCTTCCTCGTGAGGGGGTGGAGACGCCGATTCCATTTCTGAAATAGTTGTTGAAACATCATAATGAAAAAAATTCTCTGAACCTCCGAGAATTTTTTTCTTCATCAGTTAAAAAGACACTATGACATGGCTTGGTTGGTTGTGGGGAGGACCCGCTAAATCCCAACATCAGCAGATGCAGATGGAACAAACATCATACCGCGGTCGACGCCCATCTCTTGCTTCACCAGGACAACAACAACTGAACAAGCGCGGGTTAACCCAGCCACAACAAAAGCTGCTCATTCAGATGTTCGGAAAGGAGGAGGGGAACCGGCTGATGAACAATTACACTAACCTCAGAGATGATGAAGCACTGGTGCAAATCGTGCAACGTGTGCAGCGAGAACTTCAGAATATAAAAAAGGATACAGACCTGCCATTATCTTGGAAGGACCACCTGCAGACCGAATCGAATAAAATCAGAGATTTAGAATACCTGAGTGAAAAATTACAAGTGTATCGTCCGATAGTAGCGGCCTATCCTGTTTATAAGGAGTTGGGAAGGTTAGCCAAGGATTTAGAGGTTGTAATCCAAACAGACGATTCAGCAAAAAAAATCATGGAAAAAATAATATTAAAATTACGTGAAAAATATCCCAAAAATCCATTCTTCATGGAATTACAAGCAGTCAAACAAGAACCGACCAAACAACTCATTCAAAAAATAAAGCAGGCTAAGGATAAGGCAGCGGACTTCAGGACCAGGATAGCAAAGTTGCTGACAAGGGTTCCCAAATTTGCAGCGCAAGAAAGAGCAAAGAGACAGATGGCACAAAGAGGGACTAAACGAGCAACGAGATTGACTGGAACAGGCGTAAACCCTGATACTGCAAGCACGACGGCATCGGTGCCCGCACAAGCGGTAGGGGAGCAGCGGGATACAGGGACTCAGCGAGGAGGAGGAAAGCCCAGTGCTCAACCAAAAAGAAGATCAACATACACGACGGCATCAGTGCCCGGGGTCATGACAGGAACTCAGCAACCGACAAATATGACAGGAGGAGGAGGAACACCCGATACTCCTCAACCGGGGCACGTTAAAAGAATAGTTGATGCTATACAGGCTAACAAGAAGAGACCTTTACAACCACTTATCGATTCAAGAGCACTAAGGGCAGGGGATAATCAATATCTACTACAATCACCCCTTCCGAAACCCGTTCAATTTGTTCAGCAGTATGGTGGTTATCAGAAACGACAGATTAAGAAGGCCGTAATGAATCCCTTCCTATTATTGTAAGTCCCAAAAATCATTTATCACACACATGTTTAAATGTATTTTTCAAACCCTACACAGCGTCATCCTCGAATTTTCTCATCTGAGTCCTGAAACCCTTATGTATATATCCGCCTTAAGGATTGGATGAATCCTTAAGTGTATTTAAAATAGGTTTGAGTTTTTCGTGGGAAGGGTTTGACGAGCACAGGGTTTGGGAGGAGCCTAATACGTGCTGACCTGGATGTCTCCCAGACCGATCGTGCCGGTCGATTTGGACGACGCCATGTTCTGCGCATTGACGGCGATCTGGGCACCGACGGACGTGTTCTCCGGTCGAGACCAGGCGATACCGGACATGGTATTGAGCGCTCCGCCGCTCGACTGCATGGCCAGCGAGCACGTGTCCCTGTTGAGCTCGTTAAAGGCGCCGCCGAGGACGGCCATGGCGCCGGTGTTGAGGGTCTCGGTGCCCTTGGAGGGGCGGAACATGATGAGGGAGTTGGTATCGAGGGATGGTAGGACGGGTGCGATGGCGACATCGCCCCGGATCCAGTCGCCCTGGCCCCTGTTCCGGTCGAGGTTGGCGACAATGAACCTGTCGTAGTTGACGGTCTGAATGTCCCCGGCGTCCTGGTAGTTGCCGACCATGGTGGGGACGGGGAGTGAGCTCGTGGAGAGGGCGCCGCTGCTGTCGGTCAGGGCCTCGGACTGCTGCTGGGCGTTGTAGCTGACGGAGGACATGCCCTTGTCGCTGTAATCAAAGGGCTCGTGCATCCTGGGCTTGTCGGTCCTGGCGACTGCGCCGGCAAGGGACAGAGGGTCGGAGGGGTCGCAGGCCATCTTGCTCAGGGTGGGGAGGTTGTACGATACTTGGGAGGAGAGCCCCTGAGGGATGATCCGGGGGGGGACTCGGGACTGGGCGTTGCCCGGCACCTGGAAGATGCCGGAGGATTGGAACCCGGCGGGGGCGCTCCCGACGGGGAGGACGCTCTGCTGATAATTCTGGGGATTGGAGTACCGCCCATCGGCGGTGAGGACGTCGGACTTGACGGTGAATTTTCCGGTCCCCCACCAGTGCTCCTTGGTCGTCTTTTCACGGAGACTGTGCACAAAGTAGCCAAAGATACCGAGCAGGACGACCCACGACGCAACCACATGGGTATTTGAACTCATCTTCTTTTTGTTTGATTGGATATTTTTTTTTTTCATTTTCTTCAGAAACTCGACCCGGGCGCATACGATGACACCGTCATGACCCATTGAAGAAAGACCGTCCCCGCGATCGACAGGGTATCCCACCTAAAGTCAACACCCCTAAAAACGAGAACGCCCAGGGCGACCGTCCGCACCACCATGGATGTCCAGATCAGCCATCCATAGAATCGGTAATTGACCAGTGCGCTCTCGGGGAACCCACCCTTCACGATAGGATCCTCCTGGAGCTTGATCAGGTACGACATCATCAGGATCGTCATCAGCGCCGACAACCCTACAAAGCCAAATCTGATCCACCTCCTTATCTCGGGTTGATTGAGGAGTCCGATCGCCGAGGGTGCGGTAGACGGTATTGAAGTCAGGACGATATTCAGGATCAGGGCCGGGATGGACACCAGACAAAAGTCTGATACCATGACGCCCTTGATCGCCCAAAGGATCCTTCTGAGCTTGTCGGACGGCTTGTCCATGCGGCACGAGTCCCCATAATCGATCTTGAGATGCCTGACGAGCGACCAGCAGAGTATGACCGCGAGCGCGCACCCGATACCCTCGACCACCCTCTGCCACATCACGTCAGGGAGGATAACAAAGCATGCGTAATACACAATGGAGAACAAGACCAATGATGTAAAGAACATGAACACCCTGACAAAGCCTACAATCTGGCTGTTGATGACCGCCTGATACCCCGGACACGCCGATCCCGTCTTCTGAGGAGCAACCACAAGGTTATTGTCTGACGGTGCATTGTTATTATCCGATGGATTGACGACAACGACCGATGGTGCGTTGTTATTATCCGATGGTGGGTTATTATCCGATGGTGCGTTGTTATTATCCGATGGATTGACGACAACGACCGATGGTGGGTTATTATTATCCGAGGGTGGGTTATTATTATCCGATGGATTGACGACAACGACCGAGGAAATGACATTGCTATCCGAGGGGGGGATGACATCGATCACACGACGATCAGTCCCCGTTATCGTCGTATTGGGCAGCCGATACCTTGATACATTAGCAGGTATAGATACATGTCTGGAGACGGTTCCCATCTTGTATTTTCTTATCTACAGAAATTTTTATTCTTCTTGCATGAAACCTCCATCAATCCTCACCCTTAAAACCCACTTTGGGTTCACTCGCAGGGTTGAAACCAACCCCCATCAAACTTTAATTACGGCTTAAGAACAAATCGTCTTCTTAAGCCGGCCTAAAGTTGGTTCCAACCTGCACGGGTCAAATTTTGGGTTCACTCGGATCTTATCGGATCCCACCTTAAGTAGATTGTATAAATCCTGAAGTGTCTTACGGACCGAGTTGGGTTTCCGTGGGGAGTTGCTCCTTAAATACATGTTCAGAAGTATTTAAGGACATAACGAGCTGTGCGCAGGGACCGAAGATGATTTCGAGACATGGTATTAAACCCACCTTAAGGATAAGATAGATAAATATCCTTAAGTGTCATCAAAGTCGAGTTGGGTTTGGGTTTCCGTGGGAAGGGTTTAATCCGGGTTTAACCCGCAGAAGGTTTGGATTATTGGAGACGGGCAAAGAGGTCGCGGGGTCCCTTGGAGGCGTCATAGCCCACGACGGCCTTGGCGTTGCCGAGGTTGATGATGGTCGGGGTGCCGGTTATGGTCGCCGCGTTCCCGATATACCGCTTCAGCGTATCCTTGTCATTAATGTCGACAATGACGGTGGCGGACTTGATTTCTGGCACCTTGTCCAGATCGCTCACGAGGGTGGAGCAGTAGCCACAGTCGCGGCTGCTGACCACGATGTAGTTCGGTCCGGTCATGGGTGCGGCCGTCTGACGAGCGGAACTAAAGTACTGGACGATGCTGTCAAAGGACTGGGGCGTGCCGGAGAGGATCAGGCCGGTGCTGCTGCTCACGATCGATGGGTTGATCGTCACACCCAGCTTGGCCGCCTCGTTCATGACCATCGAGTCGGTAACGTCCTTGACCTCGATGTAGGGCACGAGCGAGGCCGGGATGACGGACAGGATGAGACTGGTGGTGTTGGGGGTGCCGTAAATGACGAGGCGGTGGGCGTTCAGGAAGCTGACGACGGAGTCATTCATGGGCGGCATCGTCGATGGGACGGGCTGCCGACCGGCGACGCCGGCGCACCCGTTATTGGTGGAGGCGTCGGTCTCGAAGCGGGACGTGACCTTGTTGGTGGGGCACTGCACGACGTTGTAGAACGAGCACGACCCGGGGTAGCCGGTCCGGATGGACGCGTAGGGGAGACCGTTATTGTCCTTGGTGAGCGAAAAGTACGAGTTGTCGGCATTCGGGTACGCCAGGTACTGGATATCCATAGGCGGATAAGGGCTGTTTATGGTGGGGGCAAGCAGGGTGTTGTAATTGAAGCCCAGCACACTGTATTCACGAAGAGGCTTCGTGTAATTGTCAGAAGCGTCAATATCCATCCGTATTTTAACAATGAGGGAAAAAAAAAAATAAAATTTTGTTCTCCATCGTTTTTTTTCATACCCTGACCTCACCTCTCCCAAATACCAGAAGCATCACGAGCACAATCAGCATCCCACAATACGTCGGTATCCTCCTAAAATCCTTCACACCGAACCCCGGACACACGCTCATGACAATCCTGGGAGCAACCGCATTGTACACCTCCGCAACCACACTCCCCAGGATCATCACCCGCATCGCAAATACCACAAACACAAAGATGATAACCCTCCTCAGCGCACTCCTCGGCGTCGGAGCAGCAGCAACCGCCTGATCCTCCTCCATCATTATTTCATCCATTTTCTTCAATCCCACCAGAGCCCTTAAGACGCTTCCCGGATATCAATGACATGGCATCGGGTCGGGTTCTTCCTCGGGTAGACCCAGACCCTGCCTGTCAGGTAGCTCTTGTGGCCTGTCGGAGGATCTGCAACCCTCGGCGGTGAGGGCACGACCCTCGTCTCGATCGACCGCCAGGACGCCGTGTTCATCCACACCCCAAGGAACGAATCGTCCGTCAGGCTTATGAACCGGTCATAATCAAGCGGAACAGCCAGCCTCTCGTCCCTCGCCAACATGATGATCACCCACGCCTCAAACTCCATCACCTTCGGATGCCTGTACACATTATCAAACATGTTGGACCTCGCCCACATGAACATGCGCAGGTCGTCGCACACCCTCTCACAAAAACACAGCCTGCCGTCAATCACCCTCATGCCGTTGATGATACGATCGATATTGAAGCCCCTCTGCATCCCCGTCGACATGGTGTCCCTCATCAGGTAATCGATCCTCCCCGCATCCACAACATCGTGCCTGTCATTCACGATGCACGCAAACCACTCCCGGATCGCATGGTGCATGAACTTGTCGGGGCACACGAGCGCCTGGATGAACGACAGGTCGTTCTTGCCGAGCCGGTACGGGAAGGTCATGTCGCTCACAATCCGCTCCAGTATAATGCAGGCCCTGTAATCATGGCTGATCCACGGATCGTCCTCCTCCTTGGCCGCCGATCGGAGGTACGTGTCAAAAACATGCCCGAACGGCCCCATGCCCAGGTTCTTGCACAGAGACGCAATCGCAATCAGGTGATACGGCGTCTCACCATCAAAAAGACCCGGCTGCGCCACCAACAGACGATTCAGAATCATCCTCGCGACATGGTATGCACCCAACGCATTCTCAAACCTCGTCGTCCGAGCCGTCGGGAACACCTTGTACACCATCCCCGTCTGCCGTATGTAGTGCAGGCGCTGGAACGCCCACGTATCAATGATCGCACGCGCTAAACCATCCACCTCAATCTCCCCCCATATGTTGCACCTTATAATCTTTGACGGGTGCTCACCACCCAACTCCACCGGACACCTGATCATTTCCCCATTACAACAATCCGATCATGACGTTAAGTCGGGTTCAAGAATCATTCGGTCTTTCCATTAAGGATTAGATTGATCCTTAAGTGTCTCCATATTGGGTTAAGTTTGGGTAGTTGGGTTATTTGTCATTGCAACGGGTTTATTTTTTGTATAGTATACTATTAAATATGCCATCATTAATAAGATTAATATAATATTCAATACGAGGCAGGTGTAAAAGAATATCTCGAATATCAGCCTTAATACCTTGTGGTTAGATGGTTCTGTCCTCTTCATCACCAAGGATGCGATCTGGAGGCCGAGTGCACCGACGACGAGAATCACAAAGAGAACGTTAGAAAAGTGCGGCGATATGTATCGGTCGACAAACCCAATACATGTATTCGAGAGAAAGACTAAAATGATGACGGGCATGAGGATTCCAGCGAGAGCCAATATAAGGGACTTTTTGTCGTGTCCATCTCTGCGCATCTTGTCAATCAGGATAGAAGTGGGAATGGCTCCACAGACCCCGATAATCGCAGATAACAATGCACAAATGACAAAATAAAAACGCGGAGAGTTTTTAAATGTTTACTGGGTTGGCATGATTTTACTGGTTCATAAAAAAAAAATTTTCATGCTTGAATCGACACGACAATCATGTCAGATGCTATCGGCCTTCTTCTGGAGTCGGGGCTTCTTCTCCTTGTGGGCAATATGATGAAGCGTCAACTGCTCCTCCTGCTGCTGGCTGCTCCTGCTGCTCTGGGACGAATCGTGGCGTGCGAATGATGGCACGCGCGACAACCGCGGGATGTGCTCGATCGATCCCGTCGTGCCCACCGGCACGGACTCGAGAAAGTTAAATACCCTGTTGAGAAAGACCTCCCTGGAGGATTGGTGGACGGGCAGGCCCTTGTTCAGAAGGGTATTGTACCCCTTGGACACGGTGCTGAAGGCGATCTGACTCAGTCGGGGGACAATGTCCATCGCCTCCAGGGGCTTCTCGGGCCTGCGCAGGAGGCGCATGATGTTCGACAGGGTCGTAAGGACGTTTGTCAGCTTGACAATGTCGGTGTCCGACAGGATGGCTTCGGACGCATGAGCCGTCAGGGCGGTGTGGATAAAGTCGGCGCGCTTCTTGAGATACGATACGCGGTCGTGCTTCCTCTCCGAGATCAGTAGGGCGGCGTCGTCGCACTTTGTCCAGTGCTTCTGCTTTGTGGAGAAGCGCTTGTGCACCCTGCCAAAGTGCTCAATCTCCGCCTCCAACTCCTTGGGCGGCAGCTTCGGGGCCTCGGCGATGCGATCCAGTAGGACCGCCAGGGCGTACAGCTCGTGCTTGGACTTGGGCTCGTGGTGCTGCAGATACAAGAGGATGTGTCTGATGTAGATGCGAGAGTTGTACACCGTCGTAAGATACTTTTTGGTCCTCGCGTTGGCATCCCTGATCCTGTGGGTGAGGGTCTTTAATGCCGAGTCGGTCTGACGCAGCAGCTCACATATCCTGTGTCCGACATATTCTTTTGCCGTCAATGACCCAAGACTGCTCATCTGTTTATTCTTTTCCAAAATATTTTTTTTGGAAAAATCAATAAACTCGTAAGCATGGCAGACCAACCACAACCCTTGGATCATCTCCTAAAAGACATCGAACATGATCAGGGTTGGAACCGCTTTAAAGCAATGACCGAAATGATTTAAAGACATATCACGTCTTTAAGCCGTCTCATCAATAATCTGCAGATGGTTTCAACCCTGATGCCAATAATCCCAATACTGTGGACATCATCAAGCTATTATTGGATGAGGGAGCAAATATTTTTGCGAGAGATTCTTACGGCAAGACGGCACTTGATTATGCATCAGGAGATGCCCGTCAGTTGATTCTTGCAAAATACCCCAAGTGGTGGTTGGGCCTTTATCCGTTCATGCTGCTGCTATAAGCAGACTCCTTATCGGCTTAGGCGTGTGTGGTGGGCAGATCAAATGACGCCGATACGGTCCATCATGGAGGCGCTCCGTCCTGCTGATGACGAGGAGACGAGGGATCATGTCGTCGAGATGCTCGTTCGGAATGAACAGAGGTTGTCCAAGAGCATGAAAATCGGTCTGACAGAGCGAAGCGAGCTCGTTATCGTGTACTGCGGGGGCAAGTGCGGGTCGACGGCGCTGCTCGAGTTTTTTAGGGGGCAGGGCATGCCGGTCCTGAGGATTCACAATATGGATCACTTTGTGGAGGAGCACATGAGGGGGATGATGCCGAGGCCGACATTCCATGAACTCGTGCGGTTCCTCCACAGGTATTACAAGATGATTTACGTGGTGGACGCCTACCGCGATCCGATCGAGAGGCGCATGTCGTCGTTTTTTCAGAATTTTCGCTTCAATCTCGAACGGATGGGGATCAGCCCGTCCTCGTGGAAGGGCATGAGCACCCATGAAAGGATGGCGACGTTTGAGGAGTCCGGCATCCCCATACTGGAAAGGAGGAACGGCATCGATAGCGTCTACCACGACTTTTTTACAGAATGCTACGATTTTCAGGCCAGGAGGCAGGTCATGGACAGGGACGGCCTACGACTCATCAAGCTCCGGTTCGTCGATATCGACGAATGGCCTATGATCCTGCGGTCGGTCATCCCCGGCTTGTCGTCAGACAAAAGCATGCCGAGGACGAACATGACGGCGCAAGACAAAAAGTGGGGGGCGGAGTACACCGAGTGGCGCCGATCATTCAGGCTCATGAACCCGGGCATCTTCTGGTTCCTGGTCATGGACCCCGTCTTTCACAAATACCACACGATGGAAGAGCTGGTCGAGTATCACAAAAAGTGGCTTGGCATAAAAGAATAATTATCCTGGGGTATCTATAGATAGGGGATGACAATCAGGTTTTCAAGCTGGGATATCGTAGACCTCTTGTCGGTGGACGCGGGGGGCTCTACTCCGATTCCGCGTGATGCGGTCGCGAGATGCCTGCTCACGCCACCGAACAGCGGACTGAGCACGATCAAGCAGATCATCGGACCGAACTACAACATCTTCTGCGGCAAGAACAGGTTTTCGGTCAACGGAGAAGTTGTGAGCCTGGTTCCCGGGTTTTCTTATGTCAATGAGTTTTCGGCGGTATGGGATCCATCGACCATAACAATGAACTTCTTTGTGGGCGATACAAAGATCGGTTCTGCCACGGTATCTACGCCTCAGCAGGCCCTCTCCATACCCCTGCAGGGGACGATCCAGCAGGTGCTGCTGGTCGATGGCGTGGACGAGCCCCTGACGTACGAGACCATCGTCTATGTCTACGGCTACCCGAAGAGCTTCAAGTATCCGACGTGGTTCGACTGGACCGCTCGCGGGGATACCGAGTTCCCGATGGCGTTCGCACTCAACACCAACCCACTCGAGCTCAATGATGCATCCTTTGTTGCTACCTACAGCGTCCTATCCGGACAGTTCCAAACGGAACTCGATACCGACAGCCACGCCAGGGTTGTGGTCTTCCGGCAGCAGGAGCCCAGGACCCTGTTCAGCGTCGCCCAATACCAAAACGCAGCCAATGTCTCGTTCATCGCCAAGAACTAACGAACTCTCTTAAGCGCAGTCATTAAATCATTTACTGAGAATGATTTAAGTTATTGAAGGTGAGGTTGGAAAGGATGGTGAGGGTTGTGTTGGGGACGATGACGATGGCGGATCATTACCGTTCGTTTGTGTCGCACGAGGCGGATGCGGGGGAGCATGAGAGGATGATCAGGTTGTATGCGGATACGTGGCGGGTGCATCATGGGAGGCCGATCATTGACACGGCGAGGTATTATCGGAACGAGGCGTATCTGTGTTCTATTGTCAAGAGAATACCGTACACGATATCGTGGGCGTCCAAGGCGAACCCGTGGGCGGAGAATGATTTTTCGTCGGGACGATTCGGGGGGTACGGGCGGTTGGGTGAGCAGATATCGGAGTCTGTCAGGAGCTGTGGGATAGGGTCGTTCGATACGTATTTTCTGCATGCACCGGATCCGGACACGCCTGTGGGGGATGTGGTGGATGAGATGGGGACGGCCTTCAGGAGGGGGGTGTTTGAGAGGTGGGGGTTGTCCAACTTTTCGTTGGAGCAGTGCCGGGAGATCATGGAGGTCTGTGAGAGGAGGGGTGTCCCGGGGCCGTCTGTGTATCAGGGCATGCACAATGTGTTTTGTCGGCGTGTCGAGGAGATGATGCCGTTTGTAAGAGAGAACGGCATGTCGTTCTGGGCCTACAACCCCCTTATGGGTGGGCTCGTGTGCAGGCCGCCCGATACCAACAGCGGCAGGTTCGCCAATCCAATCTACCAGTCGTTGTTCATGCGGCCGTCCCTCCTGGAGGCATGCACATTGCTGACAAGATCCCATGACGGGGCGAGGCTGGCGCTCTCGTGGCTCCGGGACGAGTCCCTGTTGACGCCCGACGACTGTGTGATCCTGGGCGCGTCGAGCCTCCGGCAGCTCCGATGCAACCTCGATATATGGGTCGATGCCCCCCCTCTTACAGCAGAAGAGAGGGAGGTCATTCATAAGGCATACTCCGTGATAAGGCCCGAGGATACACCGGACTACTGGTACTGACACGGCAAATGAATCCCAATGACATGAAGGTTTCATCTAAGAAATCATCTCAGGAAGTTCAAAGCTGACCTGCACACAGATTGGAACCGCCTTAACATCAATGACCGAAATGATTTAAAGACATATCACGTCTTTAAGCCGTCTC